GTGCCATATCGTCAGCATTCCCAGAAACAATCGGCATCTGCGCCGACTCGCACAAAGCAAGGAGAAGAACACACAGGGCAACAGAACCACCCCACCGTTTCACCACCGCGTCCGCGGATATTCCAGAAAGTCCAGTTGCACGATGTAGTACGGATCGGGTCCGGCCACTTCGATTTCCTTCCAGGTCGGTTTATTCGCGAAGCGCACAAAGCGGCCAGAAGTCGGATCTTCATCATTCGTAACCAGGAACGACGGTACCGGATACGCAAAGGCATCTTCGCTGCGCCACCAGTCAAGGATCTCGGCCAACTGAGCCACCGTCGCATAGAGCGATCCGCTGAGCGGGCGCGCTTCCGCACGTTCGCTATAGGGAGGAATACCAGACAGGACGTTTCCACTCGGCGTATTAAAAAATCTCTCGATCTCGAATTGCAGGTCATCGAGTCGGAATGACGGATCGAGCACGTCATAGTCACCGGCCATCAATTCGCCGATGAGGATGTCAGTGCTATTCCCCGCAATGTCGATCGTGAGCGTTTCGACGATCGGCTCTGATTCGTCGTCCGCAACAAGCCCCCATGCGTTGAACGGCACGCCGTTTAGGCCATACGCGGGAATCTCAATCTCGCCCGCCACGTCACCGCCGACCGTCACTGTGAGCTCCGCGTCCAGTAGATGATGGCCGATGGCCACGAGCGTCACCAGGCCAGCTGCTTTTGCGAGTTCAAGCGTGGCGGTGCCAGTCTGCAACCGAAGCGGAAAGCCTGGACGGCCATCCACTAGCCACTGAAGATCATGATCGGTGTCCGATGCGGAACCGCTCACGGTGGCCCCGAATGACCAGTTCTTGTCTGGTCGGAGATAGAGCGTCCTGGTCTGGCCGCTCATGCGTTCGGCCTCGCCCGATTGATCAAGCGTCCGAATTCGGCGAGGTGCTTCCGGCGGATCCCATCCATGATCGGTTTCACCGCGTGCTCTTCGAGATAGGCCTGCTCCGCCAACATCGGGCCGCTGAAGGCGAACGCACCGGCCTGAAAGACGAGCGTCGGTGCCGTATTGCCCACCATGCCAGCCTGAACGGCCGCCGCTAATTGCTCCGCGTCGATCGCGTCATGGTTGGACTGAATGCTCGTGAGCGATTCCCCATGATTCAGCGCGCGCAACCCCTCGACACCAAGATTGCCCATACCCAGCGTGTTCACCACGCCCTCGCCAGGCGTCAACATGGCAGGGATGACGTCTGTGCCGCGCGGGATAAAGGCACCCGTGGCGAGCAGTGCCGCCAAGCCGCCAGCGCCGAGATACTGCAAGCCCCAGGGACGGACGAACGAGCCGCGGGCCGAGCCTTCTGGTTGACTGTTGAACCCGCCTGTGAACCCACCGCCCTCCGGGAAGCCGCTCGTGTCATAGTTGACGTGGACGTTCAGGTCGGGTGCTTCGATCCCATCGAGCGCCGCTTGTGCGCGCGCGGCTTCGTCTTCGGCGGCTTGGGCAGCCTTATCAGCCGCTTTCTTTGCCTCGTCGGCCATGTGCTGCCACGCCTTTGGAATCTCTCCACCGAGCGCCAAGATAATCGCGCTGAAACCGCTGATCATGATGTCATTCGCCGACTGGCCTTCCTCTTGCCAGACGCCGGCTTCCTTGCTCTGGTCGATCATGGCCTGCGTGCCTTCATCGAGTGCAAAGCCGTATTGCTTCGCCGCATCTTCGGCCTGATGGAGGTACTGTTGAATCGGCAGGAGCGCATCGCGATTCGTGCCGCCGGCCTTGGTCGCTTCGGCCTGCAGCTGCGTATACATGCGCGCGCCCGTTCGCTCGATCGCGGCGAACGTCTCCGGCGTCATCGCGCTCAGATTGTTCAGGGCCGTAATCTCTGAGGTTAAGCCGCTCAGACCAGACATGAGTTGTGGCGCGGCCGTCGCCATTGCGTTCTGTGTGAGCAATGTTTTCAGGCCGACGTCATCCACGCTCAGCCCCAGTGCCTTGTAATCATCCTGGAGCGTCGTCAGTGCCGGGCTGATCTGCTTGAGCGCGTCAGCCCAGGGCACGCCGGCGGCGACGGCCACACTGAAGGCAGCCAGTGCTTGCGTTCCGAGGTCAGCCAGTTCGCCCCCCGCATCGACTCCGGCTTTTGTCTGTTCGGCCAGCGCCTTCGCGAGCGCCTTGCTGGCGGTTTGCCATTCCTCCGAGCCTTGCTTGCCGTCCTTATTCAGCGCATCCACCGCCGCCTGGGCATCAGTGACGGCCTTTTTCAGTTCGACGTACGGCGTCGCAGCGCCCACAACCTCCACCACGCCGCCGATAAGGTTCTGCCCCTGCCCCTGCAGAAACGCAGCAACCGCCTTCGACTCCGTTCCAAACTGTTTATTCAGCGCGATAAGTTCCTTAACCTTGTCATTGATGCGGCCGTACGAATCGGTCCCGGCGGCCGCGATCTCGCTGAACACTTTGTCAAACGTCCCGCCGGCCTGCTGGACGGTCAACTTCCCGGTCTGAATCATCGAAAACAGGTCGTGCGCTTTCTGCGTCGCCTTGTCGAAGCCGAAGGCTGCCACGCCGCCGGCTTCGCCGATGACCTTGTCGAGATTCAGCAGCATCGCTGGGAGTTCGCCGCCGAACTTTGCCGCGTCCTTCTTGATTTGCTCGGTGAGCCCCTCAGAGAGATCCACGCCCCATTGCTTGCCCATCTTCTTAATGTCTTTGCCAGCGTGATCCCCGAAGAGTTTCATCAGCCCCTGAATCGCCGGGCCGATCATCGAGCCAATGATCGGGACCATCTTGCCGATCATGTTCCCCATCGAGCCCGTCATGTTTTTCAGGAGGCCAGTCCCGGCCGCACCATCTTTGCCAGGCTGCCCGAACATGCTGCTCATCAGCGTTGAACCAAGATCGGAGCCGATCGCCTTGAGGCCGCCCTTCAGCCCGCCGCCGCCCGTGAACGCTTTCGCGAGCACGCCGGGAATATCGCTGAAGACATCGCCGAGCGTGCGGGTTTTCTTCGTAGCCTCTTCAAGATCCGGGAGCATGCCCTTGACGTGCGGTTGTAAATCAACCGCGATTGCATTCCCGAAAAGATCCGTTGCGATCCCGGCTGAGGACAATTCATAGGTGATGTTCTTCGCCCCTTGGGCGAGCTCATCAAAGCCCTGGCCGATGTCGCCGAGGGCAGGCATGGCAAGCGAGAGTTGTGGATAGCGTAAATCGGCGAAACTCTTATTGAAACGCTCCGACTCGGCTTCGAGTTTCTTGAGCGCCGCCTCCCCTTTTGCATCTGCCTCTTCAAAGCCCGCCCCGATCTGGCCGGTCGCGGCGCGGGACATGTCCGCCACCCGTTTAATGATCGCCGCGACATCAATGTGACTCTCGCCGACTTTCTTCAGGCCGACCTCGATGGCTGCGTTGGTTTTGATCGACCACTGCGCCCAGTCGTCTTCGGCTTTCTTGCTCTGCTGGATCGCCACCCCACGCTCTGCGATCCGATCGATCAGCGCGTCGATGTTGCCCTTGATGCGAACGATGTCCTCATTGAACGCCTTCCCGAACGAGGCGATATTGAGCAACTTCGCCACTCCGAGGGCAGCACCTTCAAACGCGAGCGCGACGCCGTCGATGATTTGCGCGACATCTCCGAAGACGACGATCGCCGCGTTGTATTCCTGCATGACGAAGCCGGTCGCGGTGATCATGGGCTCGAGGCCGCCCCGCACGAGCGAAATGACCGCATCGCGCAGGATGTAATACAATTCCGTCTGTGCGACGATGGCCCCGTCGCCAGTCCCCATCGCCGCGACGACCGTAGAGAGAAAGCCCCCGCTCCCGCCCATATCGCTCAGGCCACTATTGACGGAATCGATCGCGGCTTTGAATCCGACCGAGAGATCCGAACTGATCCCGATAACGGCCGGGAGGAAGGCGGCGCCGATGCGGTTCCCCGCCGCTTCGAGTTGAAAATCGAAGGCCTTCATGGCGTCTTCGGCGGCCTTGGCTGAGGCTGCCGTCTCGGTCGTCATGACGATGCCGAGTTTCTGCGCTTCCTCGATCAGCCCTCGGACATCTTCCTGCGCGAGTTGGGCGATCTCTCGGAACCCTTTGCCAAAAATCGCCACACCAGCGGCCGCCCGCTCGGAGGCGCCCGGCATATCATGAAGACGTTCGAGAATTTGAATGAAGGCTTCCTCGGGCTTCGCACTCTTTAGATCCTTCATCGACAGACCGATGTGATCGAGGGCATCACTGACTTTCTTGGTGCCTGATCCGAGATTTGCCTCCATCTTAAAGATCGCACTCGTTAGCCCGCCTAGATCGGTGCCCGTCTGGGCCGCCACATACCGCAATTTCGACAACCCATCGACGGAGATCCCTGTCTTTAGCGAGGTCGTTAGGAGTTCCGATCCGAGCTTAATGGTGGAGTTGACGAGATTCGGGACGGCTTCCAGCGCCTTTAGGGCGCCCTCAGCGAGCTTTTCCAGGCCGTGGGCTAGTAGGGTGCCAGCGGCGGCGCCCATCGCGATCGTGAGGGCGGAGAGATGGCCCTCGAGGCCCGTCACCTCTCGCCCGAAGCCCTTGGCGGCGTCCCCAGTATCCTTAAACGACGCCTTGAGCGCGTCCTGCTTCTTCGAGACGCTGTTCAGCCCCGCGTCGAACTGAACCATGTCCGTGCGAATCGAGAGAACGGCTTCACCGAGCGTGCCTGATGGGGGCATCTATATAGGCTTCCTCGCTACCCGAACCCCGATCCCAATAGCACCGAGCTGTTGCACTGAGGCTTTCACCGGCCGCCGATTGGACTGTGATTGCTGGCTCCAGGTCGCCACCAATTGGCGTCTCGCGTCCTTCTCTAGATTGCCAGTGCCCACGGCGATCTGATTAGTCGCCCGGATCGATTCCTCTGCAGACAGACGCGGCAGCATCACGATGTACGCGCGGAGGATGCCGGATGGGATGCGTTCAAGCCACTCGTCCGGGCTGATGCCGCTGTAGAACCGCGTGAGCCGCGGGAGGACTTCGCCCCAGTCGGCCGGCTCGTCGCTCCCGTCGCCATCGCTCCCACGAGCCGGAGCGTGCTCTGTGGAAGCTGCAGAAAAGCCTGGTAGATATAGAGACGCTGAATGGCGGTGAGTTTCGCTTGCACTGGATCAGGCGCCGCCAGCACGACGCGACACACTCCCGCAAAGGCCTCAGACAGATCGGCTTCCTCGTCATGGGCGAGCGTCCCGGTGCTCAACTTGGGGGAGAGCGCGTCAATGCGCGCCATCACGACGGACAATCGATGACAGTCCATCAACGACAAGGCATCCGGCACCGATAAGGCGTACTTGACGCCGTCGATCTTCACCGACGGCTTGTCGACGAGCGTGGTGAGATTTAGGAGTGGGGCAATGGAACGTGCGGCCATGAAGTGGAATCTCCTTCGCCTGGTTGCGGGTGGATGAGAATTAAGGCAATACCGCGGCGCCGGCATTCCGTTTCGAGCTCCGCGAGTTGCGCCGCTTTCAGATGTAAGGCTTCTTTGTTCCGGCGAATCGCTGATTTATGCACGGCCACCTCCTTGCGAAGGTGGCCAATGCGAGTCAGTAGTTCAACCGCCGGTGCCATTGGTCTAACTGACGGCAGCGTCCGTCTGAATCAAAAGACGCCCAAATCTCTCCGATTCATCCTGAGCGTCCGCATCGACCAGTGCTGTCCATTCCAGGGCCAAGCCGGCCGGCGTGCCTTTCTTGTAGACGACTTCAGGACTGCCGGTCTGCATGCAGCGCGGGATCTCGTACTGGGCGACGCCATCCGGCATTTCCGGCGAGGGTCCGCGCACCAGGAGCTGTACGGTCTTGATCGAGAATCCACGCGACAACCCGATCTTTTTGTAGCCGGCTTCCCCGCCCGCCGGGACCGTGTCGACCGTGTTCATGTTGAGCGCGTGAGCGTACTGCTCAAGCGTCATGTCCACGAGCGTGAGCTTCACGGTCTGATCTTCTTCCGTGCGGAACGCCTTCCTCACGCCGCAGTCTCCAAGCGCGCGCCACTTCGTGATGGACTGGTTATGGCCGACCGTCACGCCGGCGCCATCTTCGTAGTTCAGATCCCCGGAACTCCCGACGAGGTTCCAATCGTTTGTATCAGGGGTGGCATCGATCAAGGGGAAGTCGACGCCGATCTCTCCCCACCAGACCGTGAATGGCGCGGCGATGATTTCATAGGGTTCGGAATTGTTGTCAGCCATTGGGCGGTACTCCTCCACTAGGAGCGCCATGCCCGCAGGCTACGCAGCTCGACGATTCAGTTACTGATCGGCGGCGCTTAGGCCGTTTTCGACATCACAAAGCGAAACTCCGACACGAGATTCTTCCGCAACTGCTCCGCGCAACGCGCCACCGTCAACGGACGAAACTTGATGAAGAGGTGCGGGAACGACGGCCCGAAGAGTTCGAGAATCTTCAGCCGCTTCGATCCCATCCGACGAAACACGCCGTGATGCTGGCTCTTCATCGTCGCGAAAAAAGCGTGTTCCAGCCTTTTGCGCTGGCCCTGCATGCGGTAACTGATGCCGCGACCCTTCCCGCGAGAGGGTTCCGGCCCAGTGGCCTTGAACTCCGTGAGCGGCAATCGCTGACCGCTGATGCTCAGTTGCGTGGACAGGCGCTCCGAATTCGCCTCCCAAATCTTCAATTTGTCACGAACGGGTGCGACGGCCACGCCTAAGTCCCGGCTGATTTCTCGCGCCATGACCACGCGCCCGCTGGCGATGGACTTGTTCAACGCGCGGGCAATTGCAATGGGCGCCTGCGCCTTCAACCGCTGGATGTTCGCGGTCACCTTGCGATCGTCAAACGTGAGCTGAATGTCCATGCTCAGGGTTTCTTGAGCGTTGGCGGACGTCGCCCATCACCGGACTTGAATGGCGCCGCCTTCTTCCCCACCAGGTTCTTGAATGGCGCCGCCTTCTTAGCCGCTAGCTTTGAGAGTTTGCCCATATCGTCTCCTTTATTCAGCGTGCCGTCATGAGGATTTTCCCCATGCCTCAAGATGGCTACTGTCCCGCATCGGCTGCACAAACACGCGAATCAACTCGGGCTCCTGGTGGCCGATTTCATCCACGCGCCAGGTTAGGTCGTCTTGTCCAGCTGCCGCTGGTGCCGTCACGATCGTGCCGACCGGAGCGGCGGACACTTCAGAAAGGCGAAGCGCCATGACCCGGCGACTCACGACCTTCAGAATCTCCAGATGCGTCTCGTCGGTGGCACCCCAGCCCGTGTTGTCCGGCACCCAGAGCACCCGCGTCGTGATCGGATTTTCATCCGGCCGCGTCACCGTCGCTGGCACCCCATGCGCGCTGAACACGGCATCCAGCGCCAAACTGCGCACCGACGACAGATCCATGCGACTACTCTGTGCGACCGCTAGGTCGTGTCGTCCTTCGGGATACCGTCCAGATACAGTTCCCCGGTCGTATCGCCCGCCCCACCGGCGACGGCCTTGGTCGCAAACCCCGCCAGGAAGCCGCCCCCGGTCGTGAAGACGCTGCCATCCCAGTACACGAGCTGGCCTTCCGCCCAGGCCTGCGATCCGGTCTTGGTGTAACTGACCACGCCACGCATCAGAAAGTTGATGCGCTCGCCCTGCACGGCATCTTTCGTCGCCACGCCCAGCACGTTCCCGATCAGCACCGGCGTACCGCTGGTGATGTCATCCGGGGCCGTGAACTCGATGCTCTCGCCCGGTTGCACGTAAGTTTTCATAACCGAATCTCCTTCAGCGCCGCAGCGCGGTGTTTAGCTATCCTCTTCGCCCGGATCCTTGTGCAGGCCGCGCCAGTCGACCACCTTCGCGGCGAAGTCGTGCCGACACTTGATTTCGAGGCCGTCCACGTCGAAGCCCACCCGCTGCTCGATCGTTGGTCCCGTCTGGCCTTCCAGGTAGGCGTAAACGACGATGTCCGTCTGGTCGGGCGAGACTGCCAGATACCAGGCGAGCGCGCTGTCATCCTCAAGCCTCGGCTCAGCAATGACCGTCAGCAGACCGGAGAACGGATTGGCATTGGCGGCCGAGGACGGCGTGATCTGTCCGACGAACTGCTGCGCGACCGTTTCCAGCGAGGGCGGCACGAGCAGATACTTCGGCGTCAGGTTCATCATCGTCGTGCCATCGGTGCTCGTCTGCAGCCGGATGGCCCTGCGTGCCCGGCTGAGGGAGTCAATCGAGATGCGATCGCCATCGGTTTCGAGATTGGCGTGCGCCGCCGAGAACAGATTTTCGTTGTCGCCCATCTGCGCGTTCCCAGTGATCTGCGCCCAGACGAGATCCGATTCCAGCGTGCGCGCCGACCGTCCGAACTTGAGCGGCACTTGCGAGAACGCATCGACATCGTCGTTCACCAACGCGGCGCGGGTGATGGCGAAAATGCGGCCGTAAGTCTTGAGCGCGAACGCTTCCTTGCCGAGCCCGATGGTGCCCCTGGTGTACTCGCCGTGCTCTTTCACTTCCACCAGCGCCGGCGCTTCGCCGAATTGCAGCATGGTGATGTTCTTGAAATCAGGCGCCGTCATCTGGCGCGAGATGACCGTGTAGGTCTGTGGGGCCTCGTCATAGGCTTTGCGCAGCGTCTGGCTCACGATCCCTTCGAGCAGGTCGGCAAAATCAGACGTGGTGTGATACCCACCCCGCTGATTCAGGCCGAGCGCCATCCCAGCAATTTCGGACTTGGAGAGTCTCGTCGTCCGAACGCCTTGAGCTTTCAGATACGAATCCGCGATGCCGATGAGCGTCATCCCGCGATAGTCCCGGCCGACGTCTTCCAACTTGAAGAGGGTCGGCGAAATGCGATGGAGGATGGCGTTCTCGATGCCGGCGCGCACATGCACCATGTTGTCGCTGACCGAGGCTAATGCCACGCCGCCAGGACGGGGGCCGTCCGCTTCGCGGCTCTGGAGCTCCTTGAAGACCCGCGTCTGCGCGTCGACCAAGCTCATGCCGCTCTGAATAAGGTCGTCCCCGAAGGCGTTCGGGAGGCGCGCCGCCCGACAGGCATTGTTAATGCCCTGCACGCGCTCGCGCTCGGCAATGACACCCCGATCCCGGTCGTTCGGTTCTTTCTTTTTGTCATCGGCCAGCGCCAGGCGCTGCGTGGTGGACTCCGGCTTCAGCGGATCCTGTTCCACCACGAATTCGGACTTGTCTTGACGCACATTCTCACCAGGCGTTTCGGCCATGACGGTCTCCTTCGGAAGATCACGAGAAATCAAAATGCAGGAATTCGTTTCGACATCGGCCCGGCGAATCTTGGCGCCGTTATCTGCGGGCATAGAGACGAGAGAGATTTCGTAGGGTTCCCAGTCGGTCGCCGTGCGCGTCGGAATCACGCCGTCTTTCGACGTGTCTTCGACAAACGCGCGAACTCTGTAACCAACGCTCACGCTGCGGATAATTTGGTCTTTCACATCTTGCAGCACCCCGGCGACCGCCGCGCGTGCGCTGAATTTCACCGTGGCAAGCGCGTGGCCTTTTTCGATCCGCGCAGTTCCTGGCACGACGGCACCGAGTTGATCAGTCACGGACCATGCGCTGTGACTGTCCAATAACGGGGCGCCGGAATTCATGCGCTCCAGCCTGATCGCCTTCGGCTCCATCGACAGGACTTCGAGGTAGCGTTTGCCGCTCATCCAATCGAAGCGTTCGACGGGCGCGCCGGTGGAGAAAATAAGATCCACGGTGCGCTGTTCTTCGTTAAAGGATGAGACTTCGGCGCGGAGACTCAGGGGCGGAACGTCAATCGTCTGCGGAGAGGGCCGTGCCATGTGTAGGCACGGTCGCAGATATAGAGGAGGATGAGAAGAGACTTACCTACGGATTAGTGAGAGATGGTGGGATTAGTTGCGGTTGGTTAAACCCACGCCACACGCTATTCAGTCGGGCGCCCGTACTGGCGTGCGTCTTTCCTACTGATCCGGAGTTGGCCACTAGGCAGGCGAAAGGCCCGCAGCGCGCCTTTGCGAATGTCTCGATAGATCGTGTTCGGATGCACGCCCCAAAACGACGCCAGCCGAGACGGTGACACCATCCCGATCTGGTCGGATGCACTGGGCCCAGAAAGCGACCCAGCAACCACAGTCCGCGTCTGAAGATCGTGTGACTTATCCATCGTGCTGCGCTTTCTGGCCATCGTTCCTCGTCATACTGACGCCCTCAGTGGATTCGCTCACCGGCCGCTGTCCACCCGGAACGAATCCCTTGTTGTCTTTCGGTGGATCTGTGGGAAGTTCTCCGTGTTCCACTGAGTCTCCTGTCTCTTCGCTGACCTCAAGGTGTCGATCGAGTAGGGCCTCCGGGAAGATGGCCATATTCTGTAATTGACTTGGATTGATCATACGGCCTCCGTGGCATCGAGAATGAGGAGCTCGCGATCCTCTACTAGAATCGTGTCGTCGTGCTGGCCCACACCCTCTAGTTGTGAGGCCGGAGCGATGAGTTGACCCTCTCCAAAGATCCGCGGCCGCTTGATCCAGCCCGTGCCATCACAACGCGATGGCGCACAGACCAACGTGGCGATCCCATTGATACGCAGGTGCTGAGGCGGCAGGAAGACGCCAGCGCCTTCACTCACCTCGCGGCGTGGTTTCGGAACGGGATAGGCTGCGGCATTGATCCCAATGGCGACAGCTTTGCCAGCCGCCGCACCAACACCGACAGAACTGGCGCTTCCAATCGCTATGACTGTCGCTGAGCCCACTGCGGCGCCGCGGGCCGACCCCAGACCAACCGCGGCCACCGTTGCCGCACCAGACGCCGCACCAATACCGCGAGAAGAGGCCGCACCGATCGCCGTCGCGGTCGATGAACCCGGAGCAGCACCCACGTTGATGGCTCCGCTGACGCCGACTACGGTAGAGGTTCCAGTAACAGATCCGACAGCGACCGCGCTACTGGCGCCGATCGCGGCGACGGTTGAACTACCAACTGCGGTGCCCTGTGCAGCCACCACGGCCGCCGCAGTCGCTAAACCAGTCGACGCGCCAACAGCTACGGTAGAGGCCGCGCCAACCGCGGCGGCTGAGGAAGCGCCGACCGCTAACCCGTTGTTCGTCGCCGCATTGACCGCCGATGCCGTGGAGTCACCAGTCGCCGACCCGATGGCGACGGCTAGGCTCTGTCCTGTGGCGCTTGCTGTTGATCCGCCCGCCGCTACTCCAAGCGTCGCCGCTGCACTTTGCCCGACCGCGCTAACGGTTGATGCACCTTGAGAGGCGCCGACTCCTTCGCCGATCCATTCGCCAATTCCTGCGACTGCGGAAGCCCCAGAGGATGCCCCCACGCCGATAGCCGTGCTGGACCCAACCGCTGATACTGTAGACGTGCCAACGGCGCTCCCCTGTGGAGCCGCCGCGGCTTGCGCCGATGACGCGCCTCCGGAACTGCCGACCGCAATCGCGAGACTCTGCCCGACGGCCGTGACGGTCGATCCGCCAGTCGACGCTCCTACAGCCTCCGCTGCAACCGCGCCGACCGCGGTGACTGAACCAGACCCTGAAGAGGCGCCGACGCTGACTGCTATCGCTGACCCGGTTGCTGTCGCTGTCGATGATCCGGCCGCCGCGCCCTGTGGAGCGGCTGCCGCTTGTGCGGTGGAATTCCCAGCCGATGACCCGACTGCGGACGCCGCGCTAAACCCAACACCCGCAACAGAAGAAGTGCCAGTCGAAGATCCGGCGGCGGAGGCCGAGCCCGCACCAACGGCTGCGACCGTCGTGGAGCCTGCCGAGACTCCGGCGCTGACAGCAGAGGCCGAACCCTCCGCTGTAGCCGAGGCTGATCCAGAAGAGGCGCCGATGCCGACCGCTACCGTTGATCCGACGGCGGTCGCTGTCGCCGATCCAACCGCTAGACCCTGTGGAGCGGCTTGGCCGAGTGCTACCGCCGATCCGTCCGACAATCCGCGCGCAACAACCGCACTCTGACCGACACCCGTGACGGTTGATCCGCCAGTCGATGTTCCCGCGCCCTCCGCTGCAGACGCACCGACCGCCGTGACCGACGCAGATCCTGACGAGGCACCGACACTGACCGCTATTGCAGATCCGACCGCGGTCGCTGTAGACGAACCAACTGCCGCGCCCTGCTCAGCGGCACTGCCGAGAACTGTCGCCGATCCACTCGATGAACCGACTGAAACAACCGTGCTCTGGCCGACTGCTGTTGCTGTTGATCCGCCGACCGCGCTCGCGAGAGATAAGGCGGTCGCAAGACCGATGGCCGCGGCCGTTGCTAACCCGGCAGCGACGCCAACGCCAATAGAGGAACCTAGGCTAGAAGAAAAGGTCGGATCGAAGATCCCCTTGCTATTGATCTCCGGATCAAATATCGCCTTCTTCTCGAATTCCTCGTCGAATAAACTGAACCGCGTTGCCATAATTTTATAATGTTACGATCGCCAGAATCTCGTCGATCGTTCCCGCCGCCTCAAGCGCCGCAGCCACGGTCGCCGGTTTGTCGCGCAACGTCTGCCGCTGCGCTTCAATCGCGTCGGCGTCTTGCTTCTTCCCCTGTCCCGTCGCACGCATCCATTGCACATCAAGGTCTGCCATCAATGGGGCGCGATCCTCGCGCAGATGCTGGAGCGCGATCTTCTTCACCGTGGGGAGGTGATGGGCCAACATGCCGCCAACATCCGCGAGCGCATCCCGGTAGGTGCGATCTTTAGGGATCTCGCCATATTGCACCACGCGCCAACTCGCCGCTTGTAATTGTTCTTTGGCGATTCGCGCCTCGATGCGCTCCGGCGTCGGTTGGAAGTCTTCGGACCTCCCATCACTTCCCCGGCGACGGATCGGCCACCCCATAATCACCAGCGGTGCTGCGTGTTCGTATACCGTTCCAGGCATCCGCCAGCCGGTCGCGGGGTTTGGATCTTTCAGCGTGACCGCAATGAAGACATGGTTCGCCAGACTTGCGGCATCTGGTTCAATCTGCGGAAGTTTAGGCGGCATCGAACCTCTCCTTTATGCGTGGTCGCCGTAAGCGGCGATGTGCCATGAAATAGGGTCACGGATGACGTTGGTGGTCGCGGTGCGGTCGCAACAGTTCACCTGGCACGAACCCGCAGCAGCTTGCCCGCCGAACCGCATATAGCCCTGCATGACGTTTGCGGCGGCCGTCAGCGTCGTGCTAATGACTTCGATGTTTACCTGCACCGTGTAGGCGGTCGTCGCCGAAAAAGCCACCGTAAAGTTCACCGTCAGTTGCCCGACGCCGGTATCAGTCAGTGTGCAGTTATACGTAGGTGGCGTAGACGCAACAGGAGTGGCCGTGCCAGTCGTGAACATGACAGCCTTCGCCACGCCAGGATGACCGTCCATGCGACCCGGCGTCACGGCTTTCAACAGATCGGTTGCCGCCTCTAGATCCGCCTGTGATGCGATCTGAATCCCGCCCACAACCGTATCGGAGGCGACAGGAAGCGATTGTCCGTAGACGCCGCCGTTCGAGTCGTAGTGGAACCAGATACCCTCGCGCATCACAAGTTCTTCACTTGCAATCAACAGGCATTTGAACAGTTCGTAGAGCGTCCCGTTCGCATTGAACTGGACGGTCACCGTCTCCGAAATCGTTGCGTGCGTGTTCCGAATCGAAATGAACTTCACATTGTCCACGCCGGACGCGGGCGCGTCCTTAATGTCTGTGGTCGCCGCCCCGGAAATTGACGTGTTCTGCTTCCCGCCCGTCATCGCATCGGCGAGATCGTTCACGTACGACACATGCACCTTGATCGTGCCGGATGCCGTATCCGTGGTAAGGGAGAGCTTATCGGTGGAAAGCGCAAAATTCAGCATGGTCTGCCCTCTAAAAAGACGCCGCGTCCATTCGGTGCGTCGGCGTCATGCGCCGGTAGATGTTATCTGGGGCCGCTGGAACGTACTCCACGATGGCCCACAATGCGGAGACATAGGTGTCTGGGTTGCCGTCTGACGTGTCTGCGGCGATCTGCATCTGCTCAAGCAACGCGGGCGTCCACGATCCGCCAGCTTGGGGATCGGTATAGGAGACGAGCTTTGCCTGCTGTGAGCCAGCCGTGTCGTCGTTCGTGAACCAGGAGGCCGAGGCCCAGGCCACGGTAGACCCAGCCAACTTGGACCCGCCAGATTGCGACATGATCCGCGGGAACCAGTTGCTTGCCGTCGCAGACGCTGCCGATATACGCCCATGCACTTCGACGAGCGTCACTGAATCTGTTGGACTCATGCCTTTGGGGTAGGGCGAATCCACGTCGACCAACACTTCATCGCCAGCCGCCTGAAGGTTCACGTAATCGGTCGCATCGTTGGGCGTCTCTTCGTCGAGTTGGCTCCACATCGCCCCGCTGTCCGCTCCAGCGCGAACTGGCGTGCCGGTGTCCGTATCGCCTTCACCGTTTGGACGCAAATAACAAACAGACCCTTCGCCGCACCATGTGTTCTGTTTAGTGCCTGTGGCGTCGTTGAAGCCAATGTCGTCAAAGTACAGTACCCCCGAGGTAGCGGACTCACCACCACTAGAGCTGCCAATATTCGGAGATGATTGAAGCGCTATAACCGTGCCGGAATATACTTGCACGCCATTGACACGCACCACCGCGGCTCCAGAAGTGCCATGCGCCGAAATTTCGATGCAGTTCTCCCACGACGCCGCGACGAGCGTGGCGATACCCGCCTGAACGAGCGTATTGTCACTCTCGTTGTAAATGTCGAGCGTATTGTCGGCGTTGAGATACAAGCGCACACCGTTCGAAGCGGCAACCGCGTGCGATCCGTTGAGGACGGTATCAATGTAGAGATAGCAACGAAAAAACGTGTTGCCCGACAGCGTTGCCCCGGATGCCCAAAAACCCGACGCAGTGTTACCGTTCACGGTGATTTTAAATGCATAGGTGCCAGTGCGTTTCACCGCCGAGGAAATACTAGGTGGCCCTCCAACACTTTGAAATCCGCACGCCTCCATACCCGTGGTCAATGAGTTCAGTTCAAAGCCGCACGTAATAAATCGGGCCATTAGATGATTGGTCGGAATTTCGAGAGCAAGTCCCCAGCCTGTCCCGCCGCCGCGACGTTCAATGAATCACCGGGAATGATCACCCACCCATCCGTCGCTCCACTCTCCATCGAGAACTGGCGAATGCGCGCCTGCATGGTCCCTCGGTCAAATGTGGACGTATAGGTGCGCCAAAACGTCGAGTTCTGGCTGTATTCATTCCGCACCACGGCGGGCGTGTTCGTGTTCAACGCCACCCAACCACATGCGGGAATCTCCGGCGTCCCCGCTGGGAGCAATGACGGCTTCAAGACCCAGCGGTTAAAGATGCTGGGATCGGAAGGTTCGGGATCTCGCCCTTCCACGAGATCCAGGATGCTGTTCGCGCCCCGAATGGTTTTGATCACGTCGGCGCGGCTGTCGGCTTCGTCGATGGTCACGAGAAATGCGTATTTCATGCAGTCTCCTCCGTTGGTTCAGCCTTATAGGTACGAATCATCGCCTTCGGGATGATGTGCTCACAGAACGGACACTTGATGCCACGGATCAAGCGACCACTACTATTCTCTGCGAAATTGCCCTTCGCCGCACGACCCTTCACGCGCTGACCTGGCGCGACATCGCGCAGTGCCTCAAGCTCCCCTCGATTACGCACACCAGCCGCCTTGATCATCTCCGCACGCCACCGTAAATGATTCCAGTACTCATTCATGGCTCGCTTGATAAACGGCAGACGGACGTCAGCCTCAAGGATCAGCACTTCATGATGCCGTGACCACGATGCGCCAAGCACCCGCTGGGCAAGCGGATACGCTTTCGCGCAACGGTAGTATTCGTTCAGAAGTTTCGGCATCAGACCGGACAGTGAGCTCACTTGATCCCACTTTTCGCCGTAGGGTCCCCAACATTCGCCGTACACCAGCCAATCGCCAATCGCCCACTGGTACTTCCCGATGCGACGGGCTAAGGCATCGCCGATGTCCTCCCACTCTGCCTTGGTGAGCGTGCGCAGAACGACCAGACCGTTGGCTTCGACGGCATACCCGGCCTCCACCTGCTCAGATCGCCCGTTAAGCCGTTCGGCGAATTGCGTCAAGGGCATTAGCTGGCGGCTCCCCGCTCCCGGCATAGTGGAAAATGTATGCGCGTTCCTTGCAAGGCTCCAGTTCGCAGACTTCCCAGTTGCCCGCGTGCTTCAGCTCAGTGTGCGTGCGATGGGACATCTTGCGCCACTGGAGCAGCATCGCCGCCAAGCGCGTCAGCATTCGGTCGCAATCCGGGCAATTCACCGTGTCACTGTCTGCGACTGCGCACCCATATTCCCCACCCCATCACGAAGCTCAGCACGTACGATGTGCTGACCGCGCTGTGAAATCGACAGCTTGGCTACATACGGAGCCGCCGTCCCTTCATACGCGGTGTAGCCCGCGATGTCCGTTTCAGAATTCTGATTCCACGCCAGCGTGACCGTGGTTTGCGCCGAGACGGAGACAGAGAACAGCGCGCAAGAGAGTGCGATGAGTAGGACTCGCCTCATCGAGTCTTCTCCTCCAACCCTAACGTAATCATGGCGCGCTGCTTGGCCGCCAGCATCCGCGCTTTGATCACCTTAGAATGTTTATCCTCTGTGCTGATGCCTTCCGCGTTACACCGCAACACTTCGGCCGCCATCACACCCTCAAGATAGGTATTGACCTCTGGGCCATGATGGGTGTTGACCGAAATACCCACGGCTGTGACGACTTTCGAGGGGACGTTGATCGTGCGTTCGATGCCGTCCGCATCCTTGCCTGTAACTAACATGTTAGGTCTCCAGTAAAACAGTGACGATATTTCTTGAGCCGCAGTCGGCACAGCATAGAGCCGTGCCTTTGCCGTGCTTGCCGCGGCGAAGTTGAAGATTGTCCGGCGCGTTGTGCATCTTGTTGCCGTCGATGTGATGCACGGTTTCAGTTGGTAACAACGGGCGGCCAAGGGCTCGCGCTTTGACGATGCGGTGTTCCAGTACATAGCCGGACTTCATGCGCATAGTCGAAGCGAACGGATCGTCTGGAGGCAGCAGCACATAGGCGTACCCGCCGTGCTCCATCCGGCCACCCTTCCACGTTTTGCTATCAGGACCAAACCCGTGACTCGGGCGCACTCGCTCAGGATGTTGAGAGTGGAGAAATCTCGCAACGGTGGCTGATGTCCTGCTAAGCAATTCAGCAATATCGATCATCGTCTTGCCAGACGTATAGAGCGCGAGCACCTGCTGTTTTTCCTGAGCAGACAAACGCGCCTGCGTTCGAATGCCCACGCGCCTGGATCTGAGTGCCAGCAATATCGTGGTGGCCGAGCATCCATGCGCCTCACCGAGCACATTCGCGGACTCTCCGGCGATGTATCTCGTAACGATCGCATCCACTTGCTTAGTAGTCAGTTTGCGAACACGGTCACGATATTTCTGGAGGCCAGTTGTTTCGATGCCGTGCTTCGCGAGCACCTCATACACGGTCCGATCGCAGACGTTGAGTTCTTTCGTGATCGCAATGCCGCTGTTAAGCCGTTGGTAGGCTTCGATGATCGCCTCGTCTGATGCGCGCACATTACCCGTTCGTAAAACGTCTTGTCGCTTCAACGCTGCATAGACAGTCGGCGTGCTTAACCCGAACTGCTGTGCGGTCTTTGGCCCACTCCCAAGCTCTGCATACATCATCACGATCTGCTCATCTGTTACGCCTGTGTGTCGTCCCATGTATCACCCCTTTCAGGATGATACTACAGCATAAATCCTAGTTTCTGTTACTAGAACTCATGTTTCAGAAACAGTGCTCGCGGTGCTGAGGCTTGGCGTTATCCCGTTGCCACACACGATGTTCGGCGTTACCGTGCCGCTGTAGAGCCGCACGCCAGCCCCTGATGTCAGCGTGCCTAAGCTGAAGTGGGTCGCCGTGGCGCCTGATCCGCCAGTGCCAGCCGGGAAGGTGATCGCCGCGTATGGACTGACGCTGTTGGTGGTCACCGTCCAGCCGCCGGCGCCAGAAGCGCGCGTCACCGCCACGCGCGCATAGCTCGCATACGCACCGGTTGTCATCTCGTTCGTCGTCTGATCCCCTGCCGAGCCGGGATCGGACGTGTGCAACGCCGCGAAGATGCTCGTGATGGGCGACGATGTGGCGTTGACCGCGACGTTGGCGAACAGTGTCGCGTTGAACACGAGTAGTAAAAGACTGTTCGCGTACGCTGTACCTTTGGCCATAATAGAAACTCCTTATTGACTCTCTCGCTTGAACATTTCCAGCAGCGACATGCCGCGGAACCCTTCTCGGATCACCTTCTCGTTCATCACACGACGAAATTCGACATGGTGGTTATAGGAGCAATGCAGCAGGAACGAGCAGGCCACGCCGATCGCCGTGCCGACCGGCAGATCGGTCAGCATGGTGAGAAGCTGATTCTGGAGCACGGCCTCTGACTGCGGCAGTGGTGCACCTCGAGGCGCTGATAGTGTTTTGGACAGCATGTCGCTTCCGTTCCCCCCACTTGAATTCATGATTTTGGATGGCTATACGTTAGGCTGCTAATCGAGACGATCGCATTCTGAAGAATCGCCGCGGTGGTCAGATTGAGATCCGCGCCAGAAGTATCGACGGACCCATCGAAGATCGGCGTGTCATCGCTCTTGAGCGCACGAAACCAGATAGCCGTCCCGGTTGCTTTGGCCGAGCCGTCCGCTGTGAGGGGACGGGCCGTCGCCATGCCCGCCACCGCAGGATCGAAGGCGGGCGCACCAAAGGTCAGTTCCGCCAATAACGTGTTGAAGCCAGCAGTGGCGTTGGCATTCGCAGGTTGTGCCCCGCTATAGATCCGCAGCTTGCCGCCATTCAACAGGGTCGTCACCGCATTGGCCGCCACATCTACCGCAGCCGTCGCTAATTTAAAGTTATGCGCCACGTGTCGCAGGTTCCTTCGCGTCGCTGACGAGATGAATGTTGGCGGGGATGCCTTCATGGCGAACCGCGGTGATCCGATTGTCTTTGTCGCGCTCGATGACTTTCCGTCCTGCGGCGACGTGTACCGATTCTGCCAAGAGCGGCACATCCACGCGAACAGCTCCCGGTGCGATCGTGACCGGCGTTTCGGTGTGAATGGAATCTTTCGCAAAGGTGATCTGAGGGCCGGCGACCCTAACCTCTGGCGTGGTGACTTGAATCGCGCCGCGGTCGATATGCGCATCGATCGCAATGGGGCGCGCCGCTTCCGCGCGAATCACGTCGTAGGCGAAATCAAGCACGCGTGAGCTGGCAGTTGCGGCGTCGATGGGTGCCGCAGCCGCCGGCGTTAAGCTTTGCGCCTGTCCGGCTTGCGTCATCTTGCGAGGATCGCTGTCAAGCACCAGACCAAGACCGTCGAGTTTCTTGAAGTCGGCAGCGAGCTCGCCGAGCATGTCGTCAGGGTCATAGCCGCGCTCGCGAATCGCTTCCGACAGCGTCATGATGCCGGATCGAATGTTGCGCTGATAGGCAAGCCCTTCCTTATCAGGCTCGATCATCGGCATCGGCGGCGCGGTCCATTCCGCCGTCGGCTGCGTGCGGAGTCCTGGGGTATTCGCTATCGCCGCCGCTTGGCCGACCCATTGCCACACGGGATCGCAGAACTGTGGAATCAGAAGACGCCAGCGCCAATCATCCACACGCACCTGGTGACGGATGCGCGACATCCGCGCGGCCGAGAACGACAGGGTTTCGTAGTTCCCCGTCAAATCTTCGTACGTCACCCCGATGCCGCTCGCGATGCTACGCAGCGTCGTGGCACAATAATCGGCATACTCCCGCACGGTCGGCGGCTGCACCACTTCGATCGTGCGTCCCGGCGCGGCATTGATGATGGCCCCCGGCTCAAGGCTGTCGATGTCTGGACGCGACGGATCGACTGTGCCCAAGGCCGGCGCCGATCCATCCACATCACTCGTGATCACCGCCAGACAGGCGGCGATCTTCTGTTTCATCAGTGTGGCGTCTTCGAATTCGTCGAAGTCTTTGAAGCGCAGAAGGACCGGCGCGAACCAGGAGGCGGCACGCACCTGACCAGGACGCTGACTTCGGAAGATATGCCGGACGCCGTCGGCCGGGACGCGCGTCGAGGCGGGCATTCCGGCGAGATTCGATCCGGGATGTTCACGGAACAGCCAGTAAGCGACGCTGCGGCCAATGGCATCGAATTCAACGCCCTGGATGATCCGGCCGCCGTTGGCGAGCGTCAGAAAATCCTTACTCGTATCGAGAAAGTCGGGTTCGAGGATTTGAAGCTGGATCGGAATCGAGAGTCCGTCTTGCGGCAAGCGGAAGCGCCGGCGGACTAAGACTTCGCCGGATTCCACGATCGTCCGCATCACGAGTTTCTGCAGGCCGGCGAAATCATGGCGGCCGTCCGCATCGCAGTCCGTACTCTCTGCCCAACGCTTCCATGAATCGAGGGCCTCTTGTGAGCGCGGCAACGGTTTTGGCACGATGCCCCAGCCCACCGCATGATCCACAATCGTCGAGAGCGCCGACTCCGCGTATGGATTGTTCCTGACGAGATCGCGCGCGGCGTCACGGAGTTTCGCAAGTCCGGGACCGGCGGCGCTATTCGCATCGGTGCTGGAGCGATTCCAGCCCATCGTGCGGCGCCCGACGCTGGCCGCCTCATAATGCCGCTGCAGGAGTTCTCCGGTCATGCGCGCGCGCGCGCGGCGGAGGGTCCAGCGGGGAGCAATCGGCGCCGTGACGCGATCGAGCCAATGCGTGGACATCTACACGCCTTTCCTGGTCGCGGCGTACCGCGTGCTCGAGCGATTCGAGGCGGTATTCACGTCCGCCTGCATATCGGCGAGGAGCTTGCGCATGTCGTCGATGGAATCGAAGGTCACGGATTGATCGGCAAATGTGATCTGGCGCGCACCCTTGCGATCAAGGATGGCCGCTTTCAGCGTTTCAATATCTACGGCTGACCAAGGCAAAAAGAAACGCCCTCACCTTCGGCGCAAAGGCCGAAAACGGGGCGTGACTGGTGGGCTGATCGCGCCTTGAGGAAGTAACGCGCGAAGGCGTCACGCGATCAGGGGCAGGCAGAGGCCGGCAACGAACGTCAGTGTAGCACAATCATACTTTGGCGTGACTGTCAATCGGCGAGACATCGCCGGCGCGAATCCGCTCGTTGATCCAGGCGTCCTGCACCTTGCCGTGATGGGCATCGAGCGTAATACGGCCAGTCCCGCCCTGCGCCAGCCAGGCCACGATGCGCGCCCAAATCGCCGGAGGAATAGGGATGCTGCGCTCAGCCATCAGCGTCTCCCGTGCAACCAGTTCCCGCGCGGCGACCGCTGAATCCACGGCGTGCGCGGTGCGGGGACAAAAGCCGGCACAGGCCTCGGAGCCGCGCTCGGATTGAGCAGCGCCGCCATCGCCGCTAAATCTGGTCGGAGGAGTCGAAGGGCCGCGATGTTGTAAACCATCAAATCCAGCGCCTCATTGCGAGGTCGCATCTGCTGCCAGAACCGGGCCGGGATTCCGTTCTTGTGTTTCGTCACAAGCTTTTCTGCCGTTAACTGGGCGATGAACTCTTCGTCCACGCCGGCGCGATGTTCCCCGGCTTTGGTCTGATGAGGCAACGGGAGATGAATGTACCCGGTGCCGTTTGCGGTGATTTTCAACCGGCTATAAATCAAGGCCTTGCAGGTATCGACGCCCACCTTGAACATAGGAATCCTGCGTGGGTCTTTCCCGCTGTGTTTCTGCATCGGCGCGGAGACGATCGGCTCATCCGATCCGGCGCGCCCGATGATGCCATAGACGCGCTGGTGCTGGTGTTTCAAGACGTAGTCATACGCGAACTGTGTCCGGTGCCCGGCAGTGTCGATGCACGTCGCCTTAATTTCCAGAAAGGCGCCGGACTCATGTTGGAACGTCGTCGCCAGGAGTTCGTCAAGATCGCGCCAGGGTTCAGGCCGCTGCGGATCACCAGGGAATGCGCGCGTGTCGATGATCCAGCTTTCCTCGCCCGGGCCCCAACCGACGACTAGCGCCTCCAGCCGATCATCCTGGACGTCCACGCTACTCGTCAGGCAACACGCGCCCGCCGGGACCGTCGCCGGATACGGCTCTCGACGCGCGATGAGGGCCGAGGTGTCCGCCTGTTCCGCCGTCTCTTCCCAGGTTTCCCCGAGCGAGGTATTCACGAAGACTTGGAGCGTGTCCGGAGCCTTCTTCGCTTCGAGGAAGTCCGCCACGATGTCGGCCAACCGGCGCCAGGGACTGTAACACTCCCAGATATGGAACCCCGCGGTCCCGTGGAACTCCGCCGTCGGGCGCCACTCCGGATCCTGCAGCATCGCGTGCCGCTGCACTTCGTCAATCTCGCAGCCGCACTCCGGGCAGACTAAGTGCGCCGATTCTGGATCATTCGGCGTCCATTTCACGTTCGCCCATTTCAGGACATGCCGCGTCGCGCAGTGCGGACAGGCCACGAAGCACTGGCGCTGATCGCTCTCGGTGTACTTGGCTTCTATTCTGGAGATCCCTTTCACTCCAGGCGTCGACACGACAATCAATTTCCGGTTCCAGAACGTCGTCGCGCGCTTCCACGCCAAGGCTAAGGGATCGCCTTCGTCGCCGACATTGGCTTCCCAGCGGTCCACTTCATCCGCATAGACATCCCGCACCGGCCGTGAGGCCAGGCCCGCCGCGCTGTTTGAGCCGGCAATGGTCACATGCCCGCCCCCAAACGTCTTATGCCGAATCGTGCTGGAGGCGTCCTTGCGATTCTGGGAGACCTTCTCCCTCAACACAGGCGTGTCGCGGAGCATGGGTTCAAGCCTATCCTTCGAAAAGGCCTCGCCCATTTCCAGCGTGGGTTGGATAAGGAGAACCGGCCCAGGATTCAGATCAATGGTGTAGCCAATGGCGTTCAGGAGCACTTCCGTCCCGCCGACCTGCGAGGACTTCATGAACACGATCTCCTGAATGCTCGGATCGGTGATCGCGTCCATAATGGCCCGGAGATGTGGGGCGCGATTCGTGTTCCATTGCCCAGGTTCCGAGCAGGCCTCTGGTGAGAGCACCCGAAACTGGTCGGCCCATTCGCTGACGCTGAGATTCGGCGGCGGCGTCAGCGCATGATAGAACGCCTGCTGAAGGCCGGTCATGCCGCGCCTTTGTCCACGTCGGCCTGTGTCGACAGCTCTCGGAGCGCCTCGTCAATCTCGCCGAGCAACAACGCCTTGATCGCGTGCGGCCCCTGGCTCGCTATCGCCACCACCCGATCCGCCACCGACGACGGCACCCGCCTGAGTCGGGCCTTGACTGAGGTGGCACAGTCGGCGAAATCCCGTGCCACGTCCTCCGCCGGCACCAACGCCCCGCGCTTCACCTGGATCCGCAACTCAAGTTCTTCAGTCCGCTTCCGATCTAACAGGGCGCGCTGATGCTGGGGTGACAACCCCTCCCCGTCGCCGACAACTGCCGCCACTTCCCGCTGGATCACCCATTGGACGCACACACCCACATCGAAAAGCGCCGCCTTTCCAGGACGGCCCGGTTGCGCCACCGGGAGGCCGTCTTCCAGCCAGCGGGCAATCGTGCGTGGCTCTTTCCCAAACACGCCGGCCAGCCTGACCCTCGTCACGAGTAGCGGCGTCTTGTCGGCCTTCTCTGTAACTCTCATGTTTAATGACACTTAAGGGCGCTGAGAATCTACCGAAATTCTGCGAGCCCGTTTACC